CAATAGTTTCTAGTATTGGGTAGCCGTATTAAGCCTGATTCTTGGCATCTACCTATTGAACCTACCGATACTGGTATCATGCCATTAGACTTGGCTACTGGATATCTAGGAACACCTGGGGGTCAGTATGCTTCTTCTATATCTAACGAATCAAGACCCTTCGGAGTAGGACTTAATCCTCCTACTAGAACATCATCTATTATTGATTTCTTTGCTAATAAACTACATCCAACTGCCAAGTTAATCTATGACATTGGAGATGCTGATGAACGTAGACCTGTCTATATGGCTGACAGAATTATGCAACTCTATGTTCCAATGATGGCAGGAGACTTAGCACAATTAGCGATGGAGAATCCTGAGCTTATTCCTCTAGTCCTACCGGCTACAGGTGTTGGAATGGGGTCACAGACTTATACGGGTGCTCCCGTTACTCCATCGTTTACTCCTCTACTTGGACTTGACAAGTATGATATCCAATTCGGAGGCAAAAAGTAACTAGTCTACTTTGAGTGGATTGTCTCGTCTATCTCTACGCGAAGCAATCCATAGGACCATAATCACGATAAGGTCTATCTCAGTATCTTCAATATTCTCGTTGAGAGGAGCTTTACCGCTATTCTCTAGATTAGCAAGACGGTAGAGCTTCTCTCCCATCCTGCCTATAAACCCTGCATCGTTAGGATTATCAAACAGCTTCGATAACATCCCCGCGAAATGATAATTTCCATAGGGTTCCGCCTCACTTGCATAATCATGTGACTTCTTATCATACAGCTCATAGGCTTTGCCCAACAACTTATAGAATGTGTTATTCATTTTTCCCTGACTTTCCGGCCATATAGACCTTTAATTCTTCCACTTGATTAGCTGGCATAGTATAGACTATCTGATTGCCTATATTGTTTGTGGATATCATGCCCGAGGCATCGAAAGATTGCATGATATCATCAAATTCTACAGAGTTCTCATAATGCTGCCACATCTTCTTCATCATAACAGTTCTAGTAATTTGATGATTTTCACGATTAAGTAACTCCATGATAATCATTGTCTTGAGGAGTGAGGACTGACTAATTCCATGTCTTCCCATTGTAGTCTTACGGACATTACCTAATAGTTTTTCTGATTCGGTAATGGCATTAATCATGGCTTCCCTCTTTAAGAATAATGTTGGTTCTTGTGCGAGGGAGAGAAGCATAGCCACTTTCAATACACTATCACCAAACCTATTTAGTGTGCCTGTTTCATCCCTTTCTGATGCTTTGACAAGTTCTTTGAAATTCTCATACCAATCATCATAGATAATCCCCACTTCATTGAAGTAGATATCTCTACCATGCTTTACCTTTCTGTATCTGAATTCGTCATCCTTTTCAACCTGAGCGATTGGATGGAATTGACCATGTAGTTTCGCCACCTGCTTAAGATAGTCAGCCGACGTGGTATAGTTCGGAGGATTAGAAAGAGGATAGATAAGAGAATTCGATACCTTAGACTCCTTCTCGTAGATGATGAATGTTCTGGCAAAGTAGCCTCCCTGTATGGCTGAACGAGTGAAGAAGTCCTCACTCATGGCTTCATTAGTGGCTGTTAGCATGGTGATTGTAGGGTCTTTCAACTCGAATGTTTCCATCTTTAATAGGCTACGCCACTCACCTACGTTATACTGACGGTCATACAGGTCTGTTAATATCTTCGTTGCTACTTTGTCCTCTACGATACTAGATGATAGTTCGGATGAGCAGATAAAGGCTACAGATTTAGTCTGAATTTTGCCGCCCGGCTGAGTGTAGGCAGTTCCGAGGTCTTTCAGAATACCTTGTATAGAGCTACGCCCGCTGATGATGCGCGTGTTATTCACGGGCTTCACCAGTTGACGAGCCATTGATATTGGTGGACCCTTTTTAAGTCCACTCTCAGCATGGAGCATCACATATATATTTGGATATAAATTATATATCTGACGGTCCAACCATACCTGGTCCTTAACAACGGCTGAGAGTGCTGCAATAGCTGACCAATACCAAAAAGAAACTGGTGACTCCAGCTCCTCATGCTGTTTGATGATACTTTGTAGCCAACTCATTTTGAATGTCTACAATTTTACATACGTGCTTCATCACTTCTGTTATTTCAGGGTCATCAGAAGGTAAATACCCTAGATGATAACGAATTAGCCTATATAGGGCATATACTTCTTCTGGATAGAAGTGGTAGAATTTTACTTTAACGTCAGAATGGTAAATCACCTTTTTCCATCTCCTCTATTTCTTTCGCTTTGTGATAATTACCAGCATCAGCCATAATTTGAGATACAGCAGATGCTAATACAATTAGAAAGGAATAAATATCCTTTCCTGTAACAACCCTTCGGGACCAATAGCCGGTATCTTGGTCTTGGGCGACAATACGACATTCAAAATCAATCTTGAACATATTTACCTCACAGTGAAAGCGTCAGTTACGGACTTAAATTCTTGAGGTTTGGGAATGTAGGTGACTGGCATATCTTTAAACTTCTTCATCTCCAGATAATTCTTGCCAGTCTCGATATCACAAGGGATTACAAGAGAGTGACGACGCAACGTGCATTGTGAGAAGTCTATTGGTTTCTCCATTTCCTCCTTGATTATGATTGACCATTCAAGTAAGTAAACGATAGGAACACAGAATAACAGAGCGTCATGTGCCTCCATCACAATCTTTATTTCTGGTATTCTGTTTCTGATTCGGATGGCTGCTGCTTTCGTATTGTCTGAAACAGCTCTTTGGGGGAGATATGAGAATCCTTGTCGGAACAATTCTTCTCCAAAACGCTCATAGAAAGTTCTTTTACCTCCACATGGAGCGTCCACGCCATAGGGCAGAGGAGCCACAAGTTGTCTATTTTGTTTGAGGGCATTTATTACCTCTGCTTGAAAGACTCCCTGAACTTTAGGAGACTTGGTGTGGAAGATTTTGAGTGCTCTTTCTGCAATCGCCTCCGAAATCGTAATAGGAATCTTATACTTCCTTGCCTGAGTGTTGAGTTCAATAGATGCTCTACGCTTTCCTGCGCCGAGATGCCCTGCGTGTCTAAGAGTTTTACCAGCGAATCTAATAGGATGCTCGTAGCCAAGTATCTTTTTAGAATAATCAGATTCAGAACCACCGAAAAACCAAGAAGCAGTAAGAGCGTGTATGTCATGTTCATCATACATCCTTAACGTATCTTCATCATTAGCAAGTAGGGCTACAACCCTAGCTTCGGCCTGTGATGAGTCAGCTTGAATAAATATTTCATCATCAGAGTCAGGAATATACATTCCACGTATATCAGCACCGATATCACCATGCTTAGTCATGGTCTGAAATGCGGTGCCTAGAACCTTTTGTTTCTTTTTACCATTCTCATCTATAACTTCTACGAGTGGTCTGATGGGAGGGTCTTGTTGACCTGTTGAAGTTCTACCAGTATCAAGACAAGGGAAGTAGGTTGTTCGCATTCTTCCATCATAATCTGGGAGCGCCATGAGATAAGTGGAAATAGACTTTCTGACCCTTCTATCCTCAAGAATAAGCTCAAGGATTTTTCTATGGTCAGGAGTTTTAACGGCACTCGGACTATTAAGTAGTTCCGTAATATCTTCTTCCCCAGTAGTAGGCTTACGAGGTAACTTGAGATTATCCCATAGCAAGATAGCAATTTGGACCGGAGAGTTAACATTAATCTCCGTCCCCAGGAGTTTGAATAACTCATATCGTAACCTTTCATCCCACTCCACATATTTACGGAGTAGAGAATCTCGAAACGCGGGGTCAACCTTCATTCCTTGATTTTCTATTGACCAATAGAGGTCAGGAAGTTTCATTAAGAAGTTCTCAAAGAATGGACGTTGACCTAGTTCATCCAGGTCAGCATCCATATTCTCATTTACTTCATATGTTACACAAGCATCTCTCGCGCATCCTGTGAGGAGGTCAGATATACTGCCTTTATACATCCCTTCATCTTTGTAAAAGGGTTCTTCGGTGAATATACTAGTGTTGAACGCGAGTCCTTTTGGCAGCTCAGGGTTAATAGCATGTGCCTTGAGCATTGTATCCGATGCCAAGTTTCTAATAGTAAATCCGAGTCGCTTGATTTTATCTCTATCGTAATTGAAGTTCTGTCCGATAATTTCTTTGTCATATAACATCTCCGCGAGAATAATCCACATTTGAACCATATCACTGTCTGGTATGTGTGATATATCCTCACAATTCCAAAGAGGGACTACCATTCCATGATACTTTGATAGAGCTAATCCAATACAAACAGGAATACATGTTCCATTGGCTTCAATATCCACGGCCATCTTTTCTTGAGAACGATATCGGTCACGAAACTCTGCTAATTGTGCAGAGTTACGACAGATTTCTAATGCTCGTGAGGGCAGAACTAAATCGGGAAAAGAGGATTGATACTTGGCTCTCTTAAAGTCAAATATCATTATTTGCCTATTCCAGTATCCCTTAAACTCTCCACCTGATGCTTGGTGCAGTAAGTGGGCAGGATGATAAGTAGGAACGAACTTAACACCCATGCCGTGCATAATGCTACCACGAAAGTGTCCAATATGGATTTTCCCAGATAAAGCCCAGAGAGCAGTCCCACCAAGAGCGAGAATACAATTTGGCTTAATTTGATTAACTTCTTCTTGTAACTCATGGATTTGTTCCTCCATGTTAATACCAATGTTGCGCGCCCGAATGGGGAAAGGTATTCTTTTCTTTCCCACATTCGGGGGCACTTCATACTTACATACATTAGATATCCAGCAGTTACTACGATGAATCTCAGCATCATATAGTAACCTATCTAACTCTTTACCTGATGGTCCCACAAAGGGTAGACCTGCGGCTGTTTCTTGTGTAGAGGGAGCTTCTCCAAGTATCATTAATTTGGCTCCAATAGAGCCACAGCCGGGCACATAACGCTTATCAGACACTTTACTTTCCGCTGATATCTTCTTCATTAAGCGCGATGGCAGCATTAGCCCACATTACACACTGTTGCAAGTTAGTGAGAGCTACTGAGCGCTCTCTACTATCGGGACAATATTCTATAATAGTCTTAGCAAGCTGTTTAGCGGTTTCTCTAATCATCATGTAACGCTCGGGTTGATTTCCAAATGGCTTGTGATAGGTGAATACATTGTTGATATCCATGTCATGTCTCCTTAGAATCGAATCTTAATTCCTTTGGCGATTTCAGCCTTTAACTGTTCTGGAATAGTAGTCATTCCAACAGCAATAGCTTTGAGATAAGTAGTGTGAACCATGAGTTCACTCAAGATTTTCATCAGTAGTTCAATCTCAAGATTATCTGGAGGCTCGGGATTAGGGACAGGAGGTTCCACAACAGAACCAAGATGGTTAGCACCTGCTACAGGTTCATAAATCTGACCTGTAAGGTCAATAGATTCACCACTGAGATTGAGTTTAGCATCAGGTGAACCCGCTGAGGAGACGATATCCCACCCAATGAAAGGAGACAATAAGCAGATAACGTCTGCTGAGTGTGGACGACCCGGCCCGGCAAATTTATGTCCCCACCCATCAGTAGGGAAACTATGTTTTAGTTGCTCACATAGCATATGAGTCCAAGCAGATGCCTCATCATCATTAGTCTTGGGAATAGGAAACTTGTTAACAAACTCAAGAATCTTATTTTTGGTTGGCTCTGATAGATACATTATTTTCTTCCCTTCTTTAAGGCTTCCTGACGTGATTCACATTTCAAAATCTTAGGGTCTGAATGAATTAATTGTGCGAGGCGTAGATTCTCGCTTACTAGTCCTATTGAAACTCCAAATTCTTCAGCAGTTAGGGTAAGGGTCCATCCTTTAACTCTCATACACATAGCTAGATGGTATATCTCCATTACGGTAACTTTACCGTGCCATGTAGTTTCACTAGCGTAACGCTGTTGGAATGTCATCACTCTATTGGGTCTGTAGATGGAAGAACCTCTATTTTGATAGCTCTGTATCCCTTGCCTTCAACCTCGACAGCAACAAAAGATACTTTCATTCCAGTCTTAAGTTCCTGAAATTTCAGAGTGTCTTGCTTAAGTGAAGTCCAATGGAAGAAGATACGAGTAAACTTAATATCTTTGGAGGAGATAAATCCCCATCCCCCCGTAGATACTTTGATAATTTTTCCCACTACACGAGTTTCATCAGTCATCTTATTTATCCTTTAATTGAAAAAATTGGAGTAGCGTAGGCCTTGTTCCACTACTCCGTGGGGTGTTTTACCTTCTCATTAGTTCCGTCCACTAATAAGCAACTCCCCTTTGCTAGTCGTCACTAGCCAGATTTGAAAAGCGGGCACCCACTCAGTATTTTACGTCCATAAGTTAATCAACTTTGTGGCACGTTGAGCAGGTGCCCTATCATCAGCATAACCTTTTGGCCTCTTTTGGCTTAATATTAGTGGTCCAGCAACTTCTATCCAGAACACCTGGATAGAAGAACCCCCACTAACCAGATACTTTTCCAGTTATGCTAATGGGTCTTATTCCTCGACATCATCAGGTTCCGGGTCATCATCTTCGTCGATTTCTGACTCATCGAGGGTTTCATCAGAATGAGATTCCTCATCCATGTCCACAATATCAACAGGTTCTTCCTTCGGTTCTTCTTTTTCTTTACCATTCTCAGCCATTGTATTCTCCCTTACTTGTTAATGCACCCGTCAGTGTGGGCCACTTTATCCACACATTCATTTCTAAGCACTCTCCCCACTGGCCTAGTGGTTAAGCCTACAGCTACCGTGCAGGTTATAGGTTTAGCTGCACAGTTGACAGGTAGTTAATAGTTAAGCAACAGCCGTAACTTCGGCGCGAGGAGTCCGATACTTGTGGTTCACCCTGTTGACAAGGCGACCCTGCCATGTATCGTTCTCCACAAACACATCAACTTCCCTACCTTCGGCAGACTTAAGGTCGAAGCGCGTTCCAGCCTTAACATCCACACCGAAAGCTGAGAGGAATCCAACAGCAAAACCAATAGCCTTGCTATTGAAATTCCAATCGAGTGGAACTCCCTTGAATTCCACATCACCAGAATCACCGTTGAACAGAATAGTTGCTTCAACGGGATAGTTTGTGGATGGCCCCTTCTCCGACTGTTTAGCCGGAGCTTCACCCACAGTTTCAATCTTCACTCGATACCACGCGGGAGTTACAATCTTCCCACGCATCAAGTCACGTTCGCTAAAGCTGATAACTGGCATTGGTCTGCACTCCTATTTTGTAAACTGTTGTGGTTGAATGGTTACTTTCGTTTGTGAAAGTGGGTCGGTGATAGTGAGGGATTGTTGTGGTGTTTGAATCCTCTCTATTGGCTTTTCAGCCTTCAGTTTGTTGATTGCCGGAAGTATGAAACGGTCATACAACGGTTCACTATTGAATACGATTTCCTGTGGTAGAGGTAATGAAGTTCGGGCATAATCATTACCTGTGTGGACTGTCATTAGCGCATATTGACCCTCCTTGTCTGCTTCAAAAGCAGGTTTGACATTGAAATGATATACTTCTGTCATGTAGGCAGCGATTTTCGCTGAAATCTTTTCTGCCCCTGTTACGATGATGCGCGAGTGGTGAGTAAGTTTGTTTGCATCATTATCCTTACGCGCACCGAGGATATGCGCGATAAGAATAACGTGGACATTGTGAAACTTATGAATGTCCTTGAGGAGTGCAATCATTTCCTGAAAAGCTGAGGATTCAGCATTGAACTCCTCGAAACCTGAGACTGGTATGTTACCAATCTTCTTGCCAGTATTGTCCTGTGCCTTAGCTCGTCTAACCTGACGAGTCATACCATCACCACCAGAAGTGATGCTATCCACAATGATAGTTTTGGCCTTACAGTTGACTTGTAGTTGTTCCATCTTAGCGCGAGGTTTATCCCAATCTACATAGTCATCGAATTCAATTTCACTCATCTTAACTCCCCAACGCTTTGCAGGTAGAGTTAAGGCTTCCATTTTCTGGTCAAATGAAAACCAGTATTGCGGTGTCGGATATGACAACGCGGCAGTTGATTTACGAGTTCCTGGCTCACCTTTTAGCATGGTGAACAAGGCATCCATTTTAACGTCACCGAGATTAGGCATCAGATTCCTCCCTGAACTCATCTTCAAGGATTTTTAGTATGTTCCATCGAATTTCTTTCTCAATAACTTGTCGGTCAGAAGGTATGTAATCCTCCCATCCAACAGAAAGATATGCTATTATCTTATTTATAATAGCATCCTTTTTTTCTTCTGAAATTAACATTAGTAACCATCCTTATCATATTTCAAGTCCCTGATGTATTCTGGTTTTACACGATTGTAGAACCACGGTTGTTTCATAGAACTACATCGAAGTCTTAATTCCATCCAGATACTCTTTAATCTTATCCACATCGTCAGCCTTCTTTCTTTTAATGCACCCCAAACAATGAGGGAGTGTCATAGGTTTGCCGCTTGAATGAGAAAGTGTGACCTTAGTGATTATCATTGGCTCGCCACACTTGTTACATTCACAGAGCTTACCCTCAGCAAGCTCAAGTCTAACGTAGTGTGAGCAAGCAGGCTTAGTGCACTTGTATACATAGAACTGCTTGCCATTAGCACCTAGGTTAATCTTTTTATATCTATGGATGTGGTTCGCCACTTTTTTGCTTGGCATTAGTTCCCTCCTTGCAAGAGTGCATTCCAAACTTATCAAACAGTCTCCATTGTCCATTTGGAAGCTGTTTCCAATGGAATCCACTTTCCTTGCAGTATTTACAGACTATTACTTTTGGTCCCCTATTTCGCGGGGGTCCAATATAAGGTAAATCCTCATATTCATCCCAATCAAGACCTTCCTGATTCCACTCTGCATTGTCTATAAGAAAGTTAGCCATATCTCCCATGACTAATTCTCCTCATGCACAGTCTCAAAGCAGACTGTAGGAAGCCAGCCTCGATGATTATTTCCAATTAGGTAATAAGCATCAATCGGTCTTACTTCTTGAAGTGCCTCGTTCACAATAAAGAAGTTCCTATCGTATCCAAAGACTTCATACACTGTTCCAAGAGGAACTTTTTGTTCGATGATTTCCCAATCCGGCCTATCAGGGAAAGTGTATCTAACTAGTCTGACTTTCATTTTTTAGTCCCTACAAAATGGTTGAACTGAATGAGTTCCAGCTTTCATTGAATCTCTTACATTTTGATATTGATTACCAACATATAAGTGTTCTGGATTCCAACAGTTCCTATTAGGACATTCAAACTTATGGTTTGATTGTTGTTTTTTATCCTTTAAATCTAGTCCAAGAAATAGATGGGCGGATAGTCTATTCACTCTTACATTTGTGGCTAAGTAATAGACTCTAACATACCCATCCTTATCTTTGAATCCAGATAGAAGCCAACATCCTGTATCCTTGTTGATTACAGTTCGCTTCCATAATCGTTCTAATACCGGAAGCTGTTTAGTCATCTTCGTTCGTTGGATTCCACTGAGGCCCGACAATAAAGTGAAGTTTCAGTTCTTCCTCACGCATACCGGGGTCAGATTCACAGACTCCAACGAAGTTACAGTTACCATACTTGCCTTCGCAATGGTTGAAGTTCTGCGGCCACTGACCAGACTCAGCATACATGAGAAGCATCTTAGCGTAGAATGGCAGAGTTTCAGATTGCCATTCGATTAGGCGCGCGGCACTATATGAAATAGGCGCGCGTAGGAATTTCTCTGCTGCTTTCAATGATTTCTGAAAGCCAACCTTGTTTATGAACACATTACGTGTTCGCATAAGAATACATTGTCCCATGAACTGATTATTCAGGGAGATAGTATCCCTACGCTGTTTCATTGTCTTGTGGTCAACTGGATAGATACCCTGATTGGTATCACAAGTAAGGTCCAGTTTAGCTTTCCAAAGGATTCTTACTTCATCATCTTCGTAGAGAACTTCACCCTTCACAGTTTCTACTTCGAGAGGAACCCAATGGTCATTGGCATAGAATCTATGATACTCATCACAAGTATCAAGAACAAACTGCCAGCCTGTTTTGTATTCTACAGAATCCTTAGGTGTATTAGAGACACCAGGATACTCATCTGGCCTATGTCCACATATAGGCTTCTTGAGTTCAGGTGTAGATACAAATCCGGTGCAATCCTTACAGGACTGAATGTAGAGTTCAGCAGAAGTGATACCGAATCCGAAAGCCTTATCTCTGCTGACACCCTTAATCATGGAACCATAGTAAGTCTCCATAAACTTATGGACTATGGAACCACATTCCAGGGAATTAGACTTCCCTGATAGTGAAATAAAGTTGTGGTTGAACCTAAAGTTAGTTAGGCAAGGACAGGCCATTACAGCAGTAAGAATCTGACTGTCCATTATGACATTCTTCTTACCGCTCATGGGAATATCCACAATCTCGTGGATATCTGTCTCCCCAATAGTCCGATTATCTTGTTCCATCATTCCTCTCCAGTTCACTATATAAAGCTATGGTTCCCGGTTTCTTTGCAATCTGCTGTAGTTTGCGCGCCTGATACTCACGATTCTTCCTTTTCTTAGCTGCTCTCTTACGAGCGTCACGACTACGATTTCTACTTTTCGCCATTGGCCTTCTTCTCCCATGCTCCACAGGTGAAATTAACAGTCTTACAAGTAAATCCGAGCTTATTACAGATAAGCTCTGCTCCCTGACCGAAAGTGATAATGATGTAATTACTGTGCTTACAACTACCACAAGCACGAGTAAGGTTAGGAGTTTCATTCTCTAAATGTATGCGAGAACGTCTGGATTCAAGAACTCGCATCATTTCTCGCTTCACTTCTCTCCTACGTGAGAGTTCAGAATAAGCAGTATGTCCACGCTTTATAAGCGTAGCTATTCTCTCATCAAGAAATGAGAGACAATTCTCAATGTGGGGAGTAGCCATCTTATTGATTTCGTGTGTAACTCCCTGTGCATCAGTCCAAATCATATTAGTCTGCCTTTCATCTACGTAGTGTTTGAATCCACAGTTATTACAGCGATACCAGGTTCTTCCTCTTATCCTAGTATCGGGGTAATGCGAATAATCAGGAGTTAAACAGCATCTCACGTTAATCAATCCTTCCCATTAGTAGCTTTAATCTTCTTGAAGTAGGCTTTCTTAGCCTTTGAAATATTCTTGCGGCCCTGTTCTGACATGGGCTTTCGCACTTTGAGCTTGTTTTCTCTAACTACTCTGACACCCTGTAGGACACAGTGAATCTCTTTCTTACCCTTTTTCACGTCGAGTTCAAGGGTGTAAGTTCCAGGCTTGATGAACTTGTCGTTAGTCAGTAGAAGATAATTTGTCATTTTCCTATTCCTTCCATTAGTATCACCAACAGTGATACAAAGATTGCGATGATTACTAGTTCCATTACTCGAATTCTGCGATATCTCCGGTAGTTGTGGGATTATGCTTTTCCCAGATTTGTGTGATTTCTTCAGGCATCCAACCTGTCCAACCATAAGCAAGGATATGCCAAGTCTTGACAATACCCTTTGTAGTTTCTACTTCGATTTCTCCACCAAGATTACCATCCTTGGCGCAGATACCAAAGCAGATTAGTCCATTTTGACTGAATTCCACAGCAGTTCCACGCTTAATGGTAGGATAAGTTTGCATTAGTTTTCTTCCTTATCTTTAAAGATTTCGTCCCATTCTTGACTAGTAATTCCAGACATCAGGAATTCCCTCTCGTCAGCACTAAGCATAGAAAAGGCTTCTTGAACCTTATCTCCCCTCATTTGCCAACGATACCATGATGCGAGGAATATCTCCAATGAAACTTTAATTAGCATGGCCTTATTGCCAAGCGTAACTAATGTCCCATATCGAGATTCTTCAGTCAGCTTGAACTTCAAGCCGATATTGTTGGTGCGAGTTACAGTTAGTTTTTCGCTCATTATTCTACTCTTAGTCAGGGTTCATATGATTGTAAGAACGACCATATCTGCCAATCAACAGATAGTGGGACAATTTTTTAATTTAATTTTCCGTCATTAAATGCTCAATCAATCATAAAGATACCCTCCTTTTCATCTGAGGAAACAACTTGACAATTATCATCTGTTCGGCTCTGTATCCTAGTTCTGTCTCGATTATCTTCCCACCGAGCAGAACTTCTCCCATTGCAGCAGCAGGACTACGCATATCTGAGTATCTAGCGCAATCTCTACGCTTTTTCCATGCGTAGAATCCGCATGTGCAGCTTTCTTCTGGGATAGATTCAGGGTGATGTATACCAAAAGGGTCATAAGATAACTTAATTATTATAGCACGTGTGCATTCAGCATGATACACTTTGTTTTCGACAAAGACTGTATCATAGGTTTGCACTAACGGACGTAGTTCTCCGCCAACAATAAGAAATTGGCGAAATGCACGAATTGGCGGATGTGTAGTGTATTCGTCAGTCATTGACAGGTTCCTTTACTTTAGTAGGTGCAGGAATCCTAGTGGGTTCAGTTTTAGTAGGAATCCACAAAGGAATATCTACCTTCTTAGGAAGGGGAAATTCGAGTGGTTCTACCTGAATAGTGCGGATTGGCTTACCAATGCTGCTCATAGTTATTCTCCTAATCAGGCAATCCTGCCTTTAACCAGCAAACAAAGTGCATATACTTGCCACTGTTGAGTATGACATATGGCGCTCTCCATCGTTTAGGTTTGCGGCCACATACTTGACACTTCACTTTCCATTCCTCCAGTCTTGTATACACTTGCAACGGTATACTTCTGGATGGTCATGCCCAGACTTGGCTAGTTCAGCATAGAACTCTGTGCTTTCCATCTTGACAACGTGCCTGCCAGTATCATAGAGCTTTAGTTTCATATAGGCAGCGTCAAGTGCTTCTTCATGCTTCTTGACTAGTTCGGCTAGGCCCATTAGTAGTCTCCAGTAGAAGAACGACCGTGCTTACTCAAAATATAGAGTAAGTAGTGGGACACATTTTTTTTTAATTTTAATTTACCGTGTTTTCCTTCATCAGTTACCCACGGCAATAACTGACCGACCCTTCATTCTTCCTACGAACGCGACCACGCCAATAGGAGATGGCGGTGGGATAATAAGTTTAATAAAGGGTAGCTTGCAAATCATATTCAAGTCATAACATCCTCACTAATCGTTGAAGCGACCGTGCCCATAATGGGTAGTGGGACTCAATAAAATTTAACTTCCATATTATAGATACCCTACTTCATGGCGCACCTCCTTTTTGGTTGGGTAGAGCTTCACAATAATCATCTGCTCAGCACGATAACCGATTTCAGTCTCGATTATCCTACCACCAAGCAGAACTTCTGCCATGATTGTCTGACGCAGATATGACCTTGCATCTCTACGCTTCTTAAATGCGTAGAATCCACAAGTGCAATCAAACTGCGGAGCATCATGTTGTCCCCATGAATGGATACAATCTGCCTTGTATACCTGATTAGGATACATAGGCATACCATTGTGAATAGGCGATACAAGATGCGACCTGCCATTAGGTGATGTTACCACATCAAATAAGCGCCATGCTCTAACAGGTGGATGGGTTGGATGGTTTTTCATTATACGTCCACCTTCTCAGGAACCTTCTCCCTTTTCTTTTCAAACTCAGGTGAAAAGTCGGGGTCAGGAGTCCAGATAACGGGTTCGTTTGGAATGTCAACCTTGCGAGGCATGGGCCATTCCAACGGTTCCGCTACAATCTCACGCACGGGCCTTCCGATAGCAGCCATACGTCCCTCCGTTAGTCAGTAGTAGTTATCCAGCCTTACGCTTGGATTCTTTAGCCTTCTTCTCATTGAACTTTTGCACGATTTTCTGTGCAACCTGCTTAGCAATATCACCTTCATTCCAAGTAGGAACTTGACCCTTGTTCATAACATCATGGAATTGTCTACGCTTGGTATCCACGATAGCATCCAAATGTTCATCAATAGTTCCCTCACCTGATGGAACAGTGATATTGATTACATTTGATACCTGACCAATACGACGGAATCTGCCCGGCGCGGCTTGGTCCTCATTCTGTGGATTCCACTGTCTCTCATGGAGAATACAGTCTGAACAAGTCTGCAAGTCAATACCCTCACCACAAGCTAGAGTGGAAGCTACCATGACACAGCGCGAGGAATTATTAAAGTTCTCTTGTATCATGTATCCCTCAGGACGGCCTGTATGGGATGAAGTATACTGATATACAGGAATGTTCTCATCCTTGAGAGTCTGAGCCAATCCATACCAATCAGGATTAGAAGCCTTATCAGTGTTAGTGAGAGCATTTACCATCAACACTCCCACATCCTTGTGATGCACAAAGATAACGATTTTCTTGTCAGTATCCTCAATGAATTCCTCCACATATCCAAGTGTGGCCGGAATCTTGCCAATACCAACAAGGTGTCTCATTCGTGACATCTTGGCGATTACTTCAATACCACTGACTTTATCTTCCTCCCCATTGATGACATACTCGTTATACCACGTAACGAAGTCTGATACTGATTCGTCGTAAGTAGACTGTTCAAGAGTGTCTAGCTGAACAGGCATCTTAGTCCGATTGATATCAGGGAATTCGTCCATGACTTCTTCATACTCACGTCTAATGAGGATATTAGACGTATACTCGCGGAATTTCTTAGGATTCCTAATACCACCCATCTTCCGCTTTGGCCCATCCCAATAATACTCTACCCATGTATCAAGAAAGTGCTGATTAGAGTAGAACTTGATGGGGTCCATGAGATTAAGCGTGGGGAAGAACTCACTACCACGATTCTTCCACGGTGTTCCTGACAATGGAATGACCTTGCATCCATTGTTGTTGACTAGCTTACGAACTTCCTGAGTCCGAGCTGAGTCAACATTCTTGATTTGCTGACATTCATCAAGAATGACTAGCTTGATTCCGAGTTTCGTTAGCTTCTCCTGTGGAAACCGGCGAAGTAAGTCATAAGGAATGATATAGACCTTAAGTCCAGGAATTACGAAATCCTTGGAAGTTGTGATAGTCTGAGCGATAAAGTCAGGTCCAAGCCATCGAATAAGCTGCTTGAACCATTGAAATTTGATAGCAGATTTAGTGACGATGAGAGCAGGAGTCAGTGTCTTGTAATGAAACTTCAAGACCGCGAGTGCCTCAACAGTCTTACCAAGTCCCATATCATCAAAGAATCCAAATCCTTTCTGCATAGCTAGTGCAATCTCAGCGGCGCGAGCGCCAATAGTCTGAAAGTTAAAGAGTTTGAACTCTCCACACTTACTGCATTGATTCTTAATCCAATCGTGTTGACAAGTCTTAATCTCAGGCTTCCAGTCATTAGACACCATAAGCTCATAGGGTGTAGCCCTTGGAATAACTTTCTTGATGATGTGAAAACAATCAAGAGTAATCAATTTGATTTGATTACCCTCTTTGTCTACACTCTCAATCGAGAACTTCTCAATAGCTACCTTACCACATTCAGGACATTTCTCCTGTAGACGTGTGACTTGGAACTTCGGAGTCCTAATGACGTTGGTGACAACCTTTTCTTCTACTGTCATTTCGACTGTAGCGCCTGAACGGATAGCATCTATGATATGTTCAGGTAAATCAAGATGTGAGCAGGGGAAAGTGTTATCACAACCTACTTCACGCGCTTTTTCTTCCCATACACTGTTATGACCGTGGCCGGGTCCAACAATTGCGTGGGCTACTTCATGCCGTATAGTATTGATTACTTCATCGTATGGATGAATGTCAATATGAAACGCATTAAGGATAATGCTCTTATCCCTGTATACACACAGTCCCAAGAATGGAGCATTGGGGTCTGTAGTTATACGAATATGCCAATCAGATAGATTGAATCTATCTAATTCAGCCCGGCATAGTTTGGACGCTGTATTACGGTCCATTATTTAGTCCTTTAACAGTTTGTGAATAATGAGAAACTGTCTACGAGAGTATTCACTCATCTCGTAGAAATAATCTGGTAGAGTTTCCCAAGTCATGATAATTACTGAGACTTGGCAGCATTAATAGATTGACGCAGCATATGCGCAGCTGCCTCAACAGAAATTCCCTTCTGAACAACAACCATTTGAAGTGTAAATTCTGAGACTCCAAGCTCGCCCGCAAACTTACGAAGTTCAGTCTTATCGAGCTTTGTCTTGGCAGTCTTAACAGTTTTAACTGTTGGAGTTTTGGGTGTAGCAGGCTTGTAGCTGATATCTGAGAGCTTTAATTTATTACGTTCTTCTTCACGTAATGAATTGGCAAGCTGATTCAGATAAATCTGTATAGCTTTCTGTTGATTACCAGCTTCCACAATTTTCTGGTTCATCTCGAAAACTACATCACGGAAGTGTAGGAATCGAGCCTTTAACTGTGTAGCCAATTCGTATGGCTTATTAGTTATAGTCGCGTCTGCGTCTATAACTGACTTCAACTCATTGATAGCAACTGTAGCAGCATTGAAAAGGTCAGTCCTAACTTGGACTGTTGAGTCTAGCTTGGCAGCTTCAGAGATTGCAATATTCACAGGATTATTCCTCTGGAGTTCAGCCTGTCGAGCCCTAGCAGAATCGACTTGAGCTTGTATCTCGATTTCATAACATTCATCACATAGCCATATAGTTTTGCTATGTAATGGACGAATTGGAATCTGCTTTTTGTCGCAAGATTCACAATCTCCAATCTTACGAGTGACTACAGGGGTTTGATTCATCATATTCTCCATTCCATAACCAGTTAATAATATTATCGTCCTCTTTAGGTGACAAGTGAATCGGTCCTGACAGGGGATAAGGTGCAAGAATTATACCAGACTCGATACCACTACTAATAGTGTCCACTTTTGAGGACACTACCATATCTTGTGATTATGCAAACCCTGTGCCTAACAAAAGTCGTCACTGAGGTAGACAAAAGTCGTCATAGTCTACCCAGGACCAGAATACGAACAAAAGGCGAAGATAATATACTACTTTCGCTTTCTCATAACATCGAGAACTACAATATTGTCCCCTTTTTCAGTCCTGAGACACCCGGTTTCCCTACTGTTTCCCCCCTCATTCCCTACTGTTTCCTACTGGTTTCCATACTACCGGAAGCGACCTAACCCGAGGCGTATCAATCACTTACAGACTACCCTCCCCCTCTAATGGAAGTCTATCCCCCCTGTTTCAGCCCTTTGTCATCAGAATAGGACAGTGGGTAATGTTATGGTATTATATATTAAAAAAAAAAAAAAAATAAAAAGAGACTCAACACTGACAGACCCTCATACCCGGCAAAGTGCCCCTATCGGGATAGGGGAGAGAGGGAGGGTAAGCGGTAAGTCGTTGATTCGAGGCGAGTTAGGTCGATTCGGGCAGGTAGGAAAGAGGGCGGAATGAGTAAGGTATCAGTAAGGAAATAGTAAGGAATTAGGTCGGATACGGTTCCGTTATAAATCTGATAGCAAGTTTGCTACATGCAATAGGAAATGCCACTATCAGATACTATAATTGTTAAGGAGATTAATCTTCATCTTCCCATACTTCGCACTTGCAGCAGAATCGCGCGAGAATTCGCGTGTAAAGGTAGGCACCATCAGGGTAATCATTACACAAAGTAAAGATTACATAATGCAAGAAGAAAACCTTACGTCTATCACGTTCGCGCATTAGCATAACTTTCATATTATTCTCCTAATAGTTACAATAAGCAAAGCGCCAGCCATAGATAAAAAAAAGGGAGGATTTCTCCTCCCCCTTTTCCTACAGGCCGTAGACCGTGCGGCTGGTCCGAATCTCAGTGACCACGTGAACAACCTTGATATTAGAAGAATTCCGCTTGTAGAGTAGCTGAGCGAAATCCTCGGGAGTGCGGAGTAGCTGAGCCGAGGTATCCGAACCGAAAGTCTCGAATCTGAGACTGATATTGTGCCGGGTTCGGATATGGTCTGTGATTTCCGGTATCTCCCGGGGAACAGGAGCAACGCAGCAAACATCGTCACAATTGTTCATATACCCTCGCTTAGTTGTGAAAGAACAGTGAAAAAGAACTGAATAGAGGATTCGGGAGTCTAATTAGCTGGCGTCAGTGGGGGGCTCCTGAGAGTCAGTCTCAGGAACGTTAGCGGTTGCGGCACGGAGGGCCTGGATTTGCTTGCGCGCCACATCTTCCGGGAATCCCAGACGGATGTAATCGCGCACCATGCGCTCAACGATATCTTCCTCGGACACTTCCGAAGGACGATACGGCAGAAGCGCGGCCTGATAAGCATTGGACCGTGCATTTGCCTTCAGGATATCATTCACCATTCCGACAACGGACCACTTCTTGTCAGTGATGACAGTCTCAGCTTCGGGCTGAGTGTCGCAAACGGAATACTCGAACGTTTTCTCTACCTTTTTTCCTGCCTCGGGATGACCGTCAGGAACGGAAAAGGTAAACTTGGCGATTTTGGTCTGCATTTTGGATTGTCCTTTTTTGGTGACAACCCGAATCCCCTATTCAGTTTTCAATGACCGACCGTCTACCCTACTCTATAGCAACCCGTATGCCATCGTCAGGCCCGGAAACACGCGTATTTCCTAATGTTTTCGTGTCGATATTCTCAACATTCTAATGGAAGCATCATATATTGTGGCCGAAACTGTCCAGATTCGAGACAGGGACGCTATCCCCTTCCCTGTCAGTCACTTACGACCTACATAAATCGTTGTCTCATTCTGACACGAGGCCACATAAATTGGAGTATAATATTATTGTGACAAATGCGTGGTAAATGTATGACAAAATTCTAACTTGTTTATTTTCAATAACTTACAGCCACGTATGCAAGTATCATACCGGAATACCCCGCAGAGCAACTATTAAAAGTTGGCATGGAATTTGCCGCTATCACAATCATCTGACTTCACCTAATATTATTTTTTAGGAAAAGGAGTCTCTTTAATCCTCAGATTTTTCAGAAAAAATAAAACCTCCAGTTTTTAGACTAATATTAGTGTTAAAAAGAAAACTTGACTTTCAGTTTCGGGTGTGCTAGGATGGTGTCTGAGGGGAAAGCTCTGAAACTTTGACTTTTATTATGAAAGGACACTCTTATGGCTACGAGTTCAACATTCTCTGCTACTGTAACTGCTAAGACTGGACCTGCTAAACAGGTTACTACATTGAGTTTGACTGGACTTACTTCTATTTCTGTGGATGTAGTGCGCGAGGTAATCCAGCTATTCCAGGGTGGTGAAACTAATAAGGCTCCCTATAAGGAATTTGACCTTCATGGAGTTACCACGATTACTGACACTATTACTGATGGTGTTCATGTAATCGTTATCTCGTAATTCTCTTTGACACCGGAGAAATCCGATGGCTATGGGAATTGTATCTGATAAGGACTTTGATAGAGCCCTAAATGATGTAACTCCCTGCCCACCTATGCCGTTGGGTAGAGGAAGTGGTGTCGCTATCGTTCCAATTAATAAAGGACGAGGCGAAGGGAATGTTGAAGTTCCAGAGGGATTACGGAAAATAATTGGTGAAGAAGCTGCTATAAATGGTCGTGCATCAGCACTAGAAATAGCAGACAAGTTCGGAATAAGTCCTTCCTCAGTCTCAGCCTACACTCACGGTTCCAATTCTACTGCTACTTATGATTCCCAACCTGGACTAGAGGGAATTAATAATGCGAAGCAACGTGTAGCTAAGAAGGCTCGTAATAAACTAATCATAGCTCTCAATTCTCTAACTAAAGAGAAGATTGAGAACGCGAAGGCTAAGGATATTGCGGGTGTAGCTAAGGATATGGCTGCTGTAATCAAGACTATGGAACCGGAAGTCCAGAAGACTAATGGTAGCTCTGGCCCTACATTTATTTTCTACTCTCCTCAGATGAGGCGCGAGGAAGTATACGATATAGTCAGGGTGAAAGAATAAGATGGAACTTGTTCAGATTGTTCATGTAACAGTTGAAGTAGCGATACTAATCGCAGTCATCAAAGCTACAATGACGATTGCAAGATTAGAGTTTCGCGTGGAATTAATGTGGGAAGATTTCTCCAGACGAATGAAAATTATAGAAGATAGAGAGAACGGGGAAGAATAATGGAACTCTTATCAATCGGTGGACCTCATACTCTTGTGCAGAATACAATCTACGCACTTCCCGCGCGTCGATGTCTTCTATTCTGTGATACTGCGGGGGCTGCACTTGAACAGTCTAATACTGATGTAATGACTGTCGATGTGAATCTCACTCTTACAGATGGACAGACCTATGTAGCAGGAGGATTCATTCGTTCTACTGGGGGTAATGTTCTTGTTACACTAAGGCCAGCGTAATGGGCTTAGGTAACTTAATTAATCTATACAGAGTTCAAAAGCTGTATAGCCTACTTCGCAAGGCGAAAGATAACCCGAAGCTACTGAATGACATCAAATGGTGGAAGGAAGTAGCTAATACGGCATTAGCAATCAAGGAGATACAAGAAATGCTTAAGTTTCTACAAGGTTACAAGTCATACATTATCGCAGCCATTATTGCAGTTCTCGCGGGACTTCACGCGATGGGCTACATTGATGAAGCTACATACCAGACTCTACTTGCACTATTGAGTGCAGGTGCAGTTTCGACTGTAGCCGCGAAGATGAATAGAATTCAGCAGGATGTAAAGGACAATGAAGCTAAGAGAGTTCTGACTGAACAGCAATCTAAGAAGTAATTATGTCTTTCGATAGAGGTCATTGGAAACCGAATAGAAAGCAGGAAGCTTTTCTCAGTCTGCCTACTTCAATATTTGAGGCATTCTATGGTGGGGGAAACGCTTCTGGAAAATCTGATGTGCTGCTTGTATATGGACTTATCCACAGGTGGCATGAGCATCCGCTTTTCCGACAAGTTTTTATGCGACGAACTTTTCCCGAACTACGGAACGAAATCGTCCCTCGCTCACGTGAAATATATCCAAAATTCGGAGCTACGTTTAATAAAACTGATATGGTCTGGACCTTTCCAAGACCCGACCAATTAGGAGGAACTGGTGGTGGTAATGAAGGTGCGATGATTTTCCTGGGTCATTGTGAGGAGGAATCCGATGTTCACAAATACGACTCAATGGAAATCAATTTATTCACACCCGATGAGCTTACTTCTTTTACAGAGTATATTTACCTCTACATTGGCTTCACTCGCGTTAGAACTAAGGTTGCTGAACTTCCTGCTATTATTCGTTGCGCTGGAATGCCTGGAGGAATTGGACATACATTTGTTAAGAAGCGTTTTGTCACCCCTTATCCGGATGGTGGAAAGATTATTGTAGGTAAGGGGAATGTTAAACGATTCTATGTTCATTCTACTGTTGCTGATAATCCTCATGCTGACCCTGAATATTCTGCTCGACTGGACGGCATACCGTCAGAAGCAGAACGAAAAGCGCGTAAATTTGGTGATTGGGATGCTTATCAGGGACAGGTATTTGACGAATTCAGAGACAGACAGTATCCTGATGAGCCAGACAATGCGCTTCATGTTATTCCACCCTTCTCAATTCCCGATTGGTGGCCTAGAATGGTTATCGGGGATTGGGGTTTCGCGGCGATGACATATATTGGGTTCTATGCTATTTCACCAACTAAGAAACTATATTTGTATCGTGAACTTTACTGGTTGAAAACTAAGATTGAGGAATGGGCACCAATTATTAAGTCGTTCATTGAACGCGAGAATCCGAAGGTTATTAAGTTCTGCCGGTCTGCTGGTCAGGATAGGGGGCAAGAACATACTATCCAACAGCAGATTGAGCACGCAATAGGTAGACCGATAGAACTTAGTAATAATACTCCTGGTTCGCGTGTTGCGGGTAAGATGCTATTGCATGAATATTTGAGGTGGAAAACTAAGCCAGTTGTTCCACCATCAGATATGCCAGTCTATAGCGAAGAATATGCGATGTGGATTCTTCGTAATAAGGGATTGGAAGATTATAAGGTTTATCTTAAACTATTCGACCCTCCCGAACCGGAGACAAATATTCCTAAATTGCAAATATTCAGATGCGAGGAATCTGGGGACCATGATGGGCATCCTAATTGTTGCCCACTGATGATAGATGCTATTAGAGCTTGTAGTTATGACAAGCCTAAAGACAATAAGCCTGCTGAGGATGTAGCGACTTTCGAGGGTGATGACCCATATGATGACCTTCGATATGCAGTAGACTCAGCAGAGAGATATTTCGTGGAAGCAGCTCAGGAATTTGCGAGGATACAGAAAGCAGAAGCTCTAGCTACTACCCTAAGTGGAGATAGAGATTGGACAGCATATTATCGGAATATGAGAGCTGTTGATGCGGTTCCTAGAATGCAAGCAGTAAAGAGATTCCATCATGGATTCAGAGGATAATGGAAAGCTAACTTCCACAGTATTGGTCATAATAATAGTAACATTAACCTACTTTATTTGGCATCTAATAAGTGGAGCATTCTAATGAGTAATTTTTTACATCGCTGGTTAAATCCTCATTGCCCTCATTGTAAGGAGGAACTTGAGTATGCGCGAGTTTGCTTATCGTGTGAAACTCTTAGGGCGCAACTTGAGATTTCTCGGCTTGAAACTAAAAGACTTCTTGATAGGATTTTAGAGAAACCTGAACCGGAAACACCACGCGCTCCAATGGAAATTAGTGTTCCAAAGAATATTCCTTGGAATGTTCGTAGGCAGATGCTAGAACGTGAAGATAGGGAGAGAGCTAAGCTTATGAAGGCTGCTCCCAAGCCTGAAAGTGTTGAGGACTTAGAGAAGGAGTTGGACCTTGCTTCTACCCAAAGAGAGAAAACTAGCTAATCCTTCTTTCAATTTCATGAGAAGGTATTTGGGTCAACAGGGGCAGGAAACTACTCCTCCACCTAATACTTCGCCACTTGGAGCTTTGGCTAAGGGTAAAGAAAACAAGAATATTAAGAAGGTTTCGATTACAGGTGAAACTCCTAAACCTGGTCCTAAGCATGGCGATGCAGGAGTAGGAGGATTGGTTTGGGATTCAGTTAAAGGCGCATGGGTAAAAAAAGAAGTTCTATCTACTATCAAAAATAAGGATAAGGTAGTTATCGACACCGGGCCATCTAAGAAGTAGGTTATTATGCCACTTTCAAAATATTATGGTGGTCATGGTGAGGAAGTCATGGCTTCTATGAGTAAGAAGCACGGCAAGAAAAAGGGTAAGGAAATATTCTACGCTACTGCTAATAAGCACGGGCTAGATGCGGGGCCATCTAAAAAGGTTAAGAAGGAACACGGAGTATAACAATGGCTGGACTTAATGTTGGAATGAGTAATATTGGCAGTTTCAGGGGTAGTCCTGAAATGAGATTTAATAAACCTAAGTCTCCTGCTGCTGAAACTCCTTCTGCCTCTCCATCTCCAGGTATTGATACTGCTCCGTCTCAGCCTCCACCTCGATGGTCTAAACTTGGTGGAATGTTGGCTAATTCAGATGCTCTTCCATCAGCTATGGACCCATTCCGTAGCTATGGAACTGTATCAGATGGTAAAGTAATTCCACCTTCTAATCCTTATGGTCCTCCGCCAGGATTTTCTACTAGTGGAGGAGCTGGAACTTGGGAAGGTGGGGGTCCGGGTCCATCTCCCAACTTTACACCTCCTTCTCCCGCTATGACTCCCCCTCAAGGTCCAAATCCCTGGTTAGAGAGGGGTGGATTTACTGGTGGACAGTTGCCTCCTGATGTTCAATCTGATAGTTCTGGTGCCTCAACAGGATTCTGGAATCCCCAAGCTCCTAAACTAGACCCTACTACTGGTCAATATCAGGTTCCTATTCCTTCTAATCCAGGATTGGAATATGAACCGGGAATAGTAGGACCAACTACTCCACCAGGACTGAGAATTCCAAGACGTAATCCTTATAGTCCTAGTATGCCACAAGGTAATCCTATGGCTAATAGAGGATTCCGTGGTGCTTATGGCGCGGGAGCACCACAACCTAATAGGCCATTTCAGAACAATCTCTTTTACTAATTAACCCAAATGTATAAAGAATACGACGAAGAAATCCAACGCCTCTTAAAAGAAGTGGTTAGCCACTTCGACGGAGAGGACAGAGAGATAAGGGAGCGCCAAATCCGCACTTGGCGTAGGCTTAAGCTATTCTGGGAAGGTTTCCAGAAAGCATGGTATAGCGAGGTAGCACATGACTGGCGTATCTGGGATGAAGTCCAAACGGACGATACTCAGCAGTCTTACTACGATAAGCCTATTAATGTCTTTAGGGCTTATCTTGAGTCTATTATCGCTGCACTATCGGTTGTTGTTCCCCCTGTCAAATGTTACCCTGATGATGCGGACAATACGCTAGACTTAGCAACTGCGAAAGCTGGAGATAAGATTGCTCAGTTAATCTATCGGCATAACAATGTCCAACTAACCTGGCTTCATGCCCTCTTTATCTATTGCACAGAGGGAATGGTTGCAGGGTTTACTTATCCAAAAGCAGATAAGAGTTTTGGGACATATACCGAAGATGAAAAAGAGGAAGTCGAAGAACAGCATGAAACTGTATCATGCCCTCAGTGTGGATACAATATTGAAGATAGACAGATTACTGATGAGCTTGGACAGTTAAATGAAGAAGGACTAGACAAGCAGCAGGAAGATGAATTTTCTACTGTTCTAAAGCGTGGGCCTGAAGAATATGATATGGAAATGTGTCCTGCTTGTGGGCAGGCCATACAGCCATTAGTTAATCAGGAAAGTTTCTTTGTTACTCGAATTGTAGGAACTACACATCAGCCCAAAACCCGGATAATGATTGATTGTTTCGGGGGACTGTATGTTAAGGTTCCTATCTATGCAAGGAAACAGGAAGATTGTCCCTATCTTATCTTCAGCTACGAAACGCATTATGCCAATGCGATTGAAAAGTATCAGCATCTTCATGGTAAACTCACGAAGGGTAAGAAGGAAAAGATTGAGACCTCTGTAGGACCAAAAGACCCCTATGAACAGTGGGGTCGATTGAGTCCACAGTATCAGGGTTCATATCCTACAAATAATGTTACAATACGCGAGGCATGGTTGCGGCCAGCCGCATTTAATGTTCTACAGGATGAAGATAATGTAAATAAACTCAAGAAGAAGTTTCCTAATGGCGCGAAGGTGTGCCTTGTCAATGATGAATTTGGCGATGCTTATAATGAAAATCTTGATGATGCTTGGACTCTCACTTATAATCCTCTTAGTGATTACCTGCATCATGACCCTCTTGGTCTGTTGCTGGTTAGCGTCCAAGAAATCACAAATGACCTTATCTCATTGACACTCCAGACTATTGAACATGGTATTGGTCAGACATTCGCTGACCCTGGTGTTTTGGATTTTAATGCTTACCGCCAATTAGAAGCTGTTCCTGGTGGTATCTACGAGGCTATTCCTAAATCGGGTAAAGCACTACAAGACGGATTCTTTGAAATTAAAACTGCGAATCTTTCGCCGGAGGTTCAACCCTTTGCAGTTCAAATCCAGGGACTCGCGCAACTTGTATCTGGCGCTCTCCCATCATTGTTTGGTGGCTCGCTACAAGGGAGTGAAACTGCATCGCAGTATAGTATGTCTCGTGCGCAAGCATTACAGAGGCTACAGAATACATGGAAGATATTTACAATTTGGTGGAAGGAAATTTTCGGTAAGGTTATCCCCGCGTTCATTCAGGAAGTAAAGGAAGATGAACGTAATGTGGACCGTGACCAGGATGGCAATTTTATCAATACATTCATTCGTCGAGCAGAACTAGAAGGAAAGATTGGTAGGGTTGAGCTAGAGGCTAATGAAAATCTACCTCTTACATGGTCACAGCAGAAGGATATCATTATGCAGCTTTTAACTGCTGCTAATCCTGAGATTCTCGCTGTGATTGGTTCCCCTGAGAATCTTCCTATGATTCGGGAAGCAATTGGACTTACAGATTTCTTTGTTCCTGGAGAGGACGATAGAAATCATCAGTATGATGAAATCAAGCTTCTATTGAATTCGGAACCAATGCCGAATCCTATGGACCCAATGAATCCAGAAATGCCATCTGTGGATGTTGACCCGATGATGGAGAATCATGCTATTGAATTTGAGATTTGCAGAAAGTGGGCTGTAAGCCCTGCTGGTCAACAGGCTAAGATGGATAACGAGGCAGGATACAAGAATGTTCTTTTGCACGCTAGAATTCACTATCAGTTAATGCAACAGAATATGATGATGCAACAGGCTTCAGGTAGTGAGAAGGGTATCGCTCCACCTGAAAAGCCCAACCCTAAAGAAATGCAAGATACCCCAATTCAAGGAGAAGGAAATGTCGCTACCGAACAATAGTGCAGGAACTTCAGCAGTTAATACACCTCCGGCAACTGATGGTGAAATGAACCATGAGGATGTAATCGAATTCTTGGGTGATAAAGATGATGAAACCCTTGAATTGGAAGATAAGCCTAAACGTCCTAAAGCTGAAGAAGCTGGCCATGTTGGTGCGGAAGGTGATAAGGGAGAAGAAGGCGAAGCTGGAGAAGGAGAAGTAGACGAATTACTTGAAATTGAGCAGGAACTAGAAGGTCCAACAGAAGAACAGTTGGAGCTTGTAACTCCTGTTCGACGTAAGGAAATTCTTGCTAAGTATCCTAATCTTTTTAAGGAATTTCCTTATCTTGAAAAGGCATACTATAGGGAGCAACAGTTTACTGAATTGCTCCCCACGATTGATGACGCTAAGGCTGCTGTTGAGGCTAAAACTATCCTTGATAGGATGGAAGCCGATGTAATGGGTGGAAACACCCAACTTATCCTAAAGGCTGTTAAGGACCAGAATCCAAAAGGTTTTGCCAAACTGGTTGATGAATACCTCCCTACCCTTGCGCGTGTAGATGAGAAAGCATATTATCATGTGCTTAGTAACGTTACAAAGCATACTATCGTAGCGATGGTGCGCGAGGCTAGAAGGTCAGGTAATGAGGCTTTACAATCAGCAGCGCAGCTAGTTAATCAGTTTGTGTTTGGAACCAGTGATTTTCAGCCTCCTTCCAATCTTTCAAGGCCAGCACCGGAAGATGGTAAGGATAAGGAACTTGAACAGAAGGAACAGCAGTTTGTTAAACAGCAGTTTGAGTCTGCTGTTGGAGACTTGAATACCCGCATTAATAATACCCTTAAGAATACTATTGATGCTAATATTGACCCCAAGAAATCCATGACTGATTATGTTCGCAAGAACGCGAGCAGAGAAGCGATGGAAATGCTTGAATCTGTGCTCTCTAAAGATTCACGTTTCGTAGCATTGAAAGATAAGCTATGGGACTTAGCTTTCAAGGAGAATTTCAGTAAGGCTTCTGTTGACCGTATTAAATCCGCTTACTTGTCCAGAGCGAAAACACTGTTGCCTACAGTGATTAAAAAGGCCAGAATCGACGCGCTCAAGGGACTAGGTAAGCGTAGCGATGAGGAGGAGACTCCTAATAAGAGTCCAGTTACGGTTGGACGGCCACGTTCCATCGAAGGTAATAAAGGTGGCAAGATTACGAAAGCCGAAGACATTCCGAAAGGAATGCGAACTATTGATTTCTTGATGCAGGATTAATATAGGAGAAAATCGTGGCTGTTGTTGAAGCACAAGTAGCAGGACTCGAATTGGAACGTGTCATTCCAAAGATTCGCGTTCTGTTTGAGCGAGATGATAAATTCTACGCCAACATCAAGAAGCGTGACGTAGAAAAAATCTCTAACAGGCAGATGCGTGTTCCGTTGGAACTCCGTCCTGGTGGAAGCTTTCAGTATTTCAATGCTGATGGTGGAGACTTGGGACGTGGTGGTGGTCCTACTTTTGATAGGGCTGTTCTGACTAGTGTATTCGTTAGTGAGAATATTGAATACACGAAGCTGACAGAGTGGGCCACTGACGATGAACGTAAGGCTGTGACTAATGGAGTTCGCAGACTTACGGCTTCTGCATTGGATGAGTTGCGCCGACAGTTGGACGCTCAGATGATGCAGGCTGGTGATGGCGTTGTCGGTGTTATCAGCGCCGTTGCTACTGCTGGTGGTGTGGATACCTATACACTTGGAACTGATGGCTTTGGCGCACGTTTGGTGCGTTTTGGTCAGACTGTTCAGGTGTTTAATGCTGCTCTTGGTGTTCTGCGTGGTAGTGGTGTTATTACCAAGTGGGATGTTGAGAATAAGAGCATTGACGTAACTCCTGCTATCGTTGGTGCTATTGCCACTGATAAGTTGGTTACGAATGGTATCTCCACTCCTACTTCTCTCCCCGCGCTCTATGGTGTGCCTTACCATCATTCCAATGCTTCCACTGGAACATGGCTTGGCTTTAGCCGTAGTGCTACGCCTGAAATCAGGGCGAACCGTGTTAATGGTTTGAACGCTGCGTTGACCCTTCCGTTGCCGCGTCTTGCGATGAATAAGATTGGCAATCGTGTTGGAATCGACAATACATTTAAGCCTACAGCATGGTTGCATCCTTGCCAGAAGCAGGCTTACGAGGAAATCGGACAGCTTGTTTCTATCATCCACAAGATGCCCAAGGAAGAATCACTGAATATGTATTTCGGTGATGGTATGCAGATGGCTGGTGCTAGTCTGCGTGATTCTTTCAACTGGGATAAGAAGCGCATCGACTTTATTGTCGATGAAGTGTGGGGTCGCGGTGAGATTCTTCCCATTGGTTTCTATAAGACTGATGGCCGTAGAATCTTTGAAATCCGTGGTCCTTCTGGTGGTGTGGCTACTGCCGAAATCTTCTATATGGTTGTGGGTATGCAGACGTTCGTTACGAATCCTGCTGCCTGTGCCTATATTGATGCTTTGGCAGTTCCCACTGGTTATTAACTGGAATTAAGGTAAAAGGAGAAAACAATGTCTGACCTTAATTTCCAGGATTTTAGCACAGTCCAGAGCGATAAGCAGCCAACTCCTACTCGTATGGCTGCTGCCGCTACGATTGCTCCTACTACGTTCCTCACTGTATTGAGTGCAGGACCGGCTGTAGCGACAATCACACCCCCTGTTACTGGTTGCCATATGCTTGCATTGATGTTTGCTGATGCAACAGGTGTCACCAATACAGGTAACATTTCGGCGGTAGTTGCTTCCGTTGCACTCCGACCGATGTTGCTGATTTACGACCCAGTTTCAGCGAATTACTTCCCTGTCACTGTGGCGTAAACAAATAGTGGGGCGCGCATACTTCACCACGCGCTTCTCTGGCGTTTAACGCTGGTCATTAGGACTGGAGAAAAGATATGGGTTACGATGGTTTCTGGCGAACTCTCCGGGAGGAGAATCGCCGTGCTATTTTGCAGGACTATGGTGTAATTAACAAGGTTTGGTATCTTTTTCCACAGGGAGGAGGACCACGAGGAAGTTTTGAGACTTTCGCAGACCTCTCACCTAATCTCCGTAGTAGAGATTTGATTTATCTCTCCGGAGTTTTGCGAGAACAGGTTCAGACTCCTGTTGGTGTATTGGATGTTACTATTCTAGGTGCAGCCAATAAGCCTCGACAGGCTACTAGTGGTGGTGTTCCTACAGGTGGTGGTGCTTCATGGTTGGCACCTACTACACCTGTAGCATTGACACCGCTACTCTCAATTATTGAGCAGGGATGGTCTATTCGTAATATTCAGATGGCCCCTGTTGCTGGCGCACCCTGTCTCTGGTTCCGTCGTCAGGAATCTGTAACTATTCCTGATGCTTCTCATTTCGTAGTTTCTGGTTGCTTCTTCTCTACTGGTGGTGCTGCTGGTATTGGCATCGCTGTTGGAGAGTGCAGCTATGGACTGATTGAGAATAATGATTTCATGGGACTTGGGACTGGCATTGGATACGTTACTGATGGTGGATTTGCTATTGGTCAGTATCGTCACATTGTTGGTAATAGGTTCCGTCGGGGAACCCTGAATGACATTATGATTCCGGGCACCAATGACCTGATTGAAAACAATGTTTTCCAGGGATTGTTTGCTACGGAAGGGGGATGGAGAATTAATCTGGATGGTGGTGCAGCCGGTTGTATGGTTCTTAATAACTATGTTGCCGATGTTGATACCACTATCGCGCTTGGGTTTAAGAAATCTCAGGCTGCTGATATTTGGCGGAATTTCGTGGCAACTGTTGTTGACCCGAAGGTAGTCGTTCCGGCGTAGGTCTGCATGGCGAGGGGGGAGGGGTATTAGTTAGGCTCCAACTAGTATCCCTCCCCAGATAATATGGAATTAGCAGAACCTATTGAATCTATCAATCAGCAGTTAATAGACCTCTTTGGCCTAGATACTGCAACTGGTCAACCCATGTTCAGGGTTGTATGGTCAGAGGACCAGTTTGAAAAAAGACTTACTGATAGAACTGATTCTGGATTAGAGCTTCCTCATCCTGTAATGAGGGAATTACCCAAGTATAACCAGTGGATTAAAGAGAGATTTGTTCTTGAAAGACTCGTAGTTGTTCCCGATGCTAATCTTAGAGAGCTTGCAGGCATTAAATTATCATATGAACCTCTCTGGGTGTTCAAAGGTAAGAATGAGGAGTATGTTCCTCCTACACTTTGGGCCTCTAAATTCGTAATCGACACTCTGTATGCTGCTATGGGCAAGCAGAGTTTGGCAAAATATGTGGATGAAGCTGCTGAATTTCCTGAAGAAGCTAAAAGAGAGCGTGTTAAGAAACTTGAAGAGGAGTTATTTGGTGATGAGTCGAATATTCTCGGACGAACTATAACAGGAGAGGCTATTGTGGTGCCTCAATCGTATGAAACCACACAGAAAGAGAGCTAATCATGTCAGTTGTAGGCGAATTTCCAGGTCAGGCAGCGTTTCGGCGTCGAACTATTCGTGGTCCAGTGAATCCGATGGATAAAACTACCGTTGTAAGTATTTATCCATTTGAAGTTGTTGAAACTAAGCCAACACTTCAGCCTGGAGAGTTTATTATTCCTCCTGGAAGCTACGATAAGCCTTCAATCGTAGTTTTTGGCCCTTCGTCCTGGTGGAGAGAGATTGATGAGGACCAACCACTACTTGAAATTCCAGTTTCAAGTATTCAGGTTGCTGATTCTATCATTAAGGATTACTGCAACGGTATTCTTGGCTGTGATATGTCTAGTGCTATGCCAGGATTGTTCTATGTTCCTGGTGAACATAACCTAGAGAGTGTCCAGAAGAACTATAAGAAAGAATTGGACGCTGCTTTGGCAAGACAGAGGAACTGGTATTCAGCTTTGATTAAACTGGCTGATTCTCTATGGGCACGTTCACAGGGTAATCCTCTCGCAATCAGTGATAGTATGCGAGTTGCAGCTAGAGAGATGAATCAGCAGAAGGATTGGATGAAGGACTTTAGAATGATTGATACTGTTCGCTGCAAGGCTTGTGGTGGACTACTCAATCCTATGTTTCCAGTTTGTCCTACTTGCAAGGCTATTAATGACCCCGCAAAAGCTAAGGAGTTGGGCCTTACATTTGCCCAGTAAAGAGGTTACATGGACCTAGTTCTTCTCGTTCTAGGACTCGCTTTAGTAGGTTTCTTGGTATGGCTTATTGTTACCAAGGTTCCTATGACTGAACCCTTCAAAGTGGGGATTCAGATTATTGCGTTTGTTGCGGTGCTTCTTTACTTAATTCATAGGTTTGGGAAGCATATTCCCAATATACTATAATGAAGTGGATTCTAATCCTCGCTGTTGTGATGTTGTTTGTGTATGAATTTTGGTCTGCTTGGAATCATACACCTGGGGATACAATCAGCGAGATAGTTTGGAAGTTTGCAAAGCATCCAATCCTCCCATTCGCATTTGGTGTGTTAATGGGACATTTTTTCTGGTAAAAACATGGCAACCGTAGACCTCGTGGCATCGACGGTCCTAGCTAAAGCAGCTTCTCTGCTGAATGATACAGCGAGGACTGTCTACACTTATGCGGCTGTCCTTCCGTATCTCCAGGTAGCTCTACAGGAACTACAGGAACATTTTGAACTGAATAACATTCAGGCTACTCAGCTTTCTTCGGCGGTCATTAATATTCTGGCAGGGCAGACTCAAATAGCATATAATGTCGGACCTGCTCTGCCAGAACTACCTGACGATATGATTGAGCCTCAACAGCTGTGGGAAAGAGAGCAGAATATTGACCCCTTTATTCCTATGTCGAGAAGGGATTATATTCCCCATAGTCTTGAGGGAACCCCAACAAGTCAGTTCAGTTTCTTCGTTTGGGAAAATAATACTATTAAGTTTCTTCCTAGCAATCGTAATAATGATATTAAGATTGATTATATTAAGGATTTGTTCACCCCTTTGGTGGATGAGAATTCTCTCATTAACTGTATTAATGGTGCAACTTTCTTGGAATATCGTGCGGCTGCTCTGTGCGCGGAGTTTATTGAGCGTAATCAGACTAATGCAAACGCTCTTAATGCCTATGCGGTAATGGGATTAGATAGAGCTACTGGTATTGGTGTTAAGGGTAAGCAGTCTATTCCTACTAGGAGAAGGCCATTTAGAGCCTCTTATAAGAAGCGTGGGTTTATGACATGAGAGAGCATGAACCTATTAGATTTGACGAGTTTAATGGTCTATACAATCGGGGTGATGCAGAAGATACCCCGATGGACCATTTTTCTGACTGTGTGAATCTAAAGTTCATTGGAGATACTGGATTTGGTTCAAGGGATGGTATTGGGTTGCATCAGCAACTTGCTACTCCTACTCAGAACATTCTGAGAATATATAACTATCCTACATCCGATAAGCAGACTCTCTTAGTATTGACTACTGGGGGTAAGATTTATCACGTTGTAGATGCCCTTAACGTATTTGGACCTATCCTTACTATTGCCACAATGACTGATTTTGGATTTGTGCCATATGCGGGTAGAGCATACATCACCCCATTTACTACTGAATTAGTAGGAACATTGAATCGTGAAAGAGGACTTCAAAGTGAGTTCCTCTATGTCTATAAGGGAGATGGAACCGCTGCGCGCAAGGCTGCTGGTGCTGGTCCTACTACTGCTATTGTCCCCGTTAATGGGGCTGCTGGCCATACTGATGCTGGTGTGCATATCTTTGGCTATGTCTTTGAGACGGATACGGGTTATCTTTCCGCCCCCGGAGGATTAGTTGCACATACTACGGTGGGTAATCTTGAAGTCGATTTTACTGGTGTAGCGGCATCTGCTAATCCTGCCGTAACTAAGAGACATCTAGTAGCTTCCAAAGTTATTCAGACTTACAATGGTGACGTAGAGGGTTATCAACTATTTTTCATTCCTGGGGCGACAATTCCTAATAACACGGGCACAGTTCTAAATAATATTTCCTTTTACGACCAAGACTTGTTACTTGATGCTTCGCATCTTCTTGATAACTTCGCGGATATCCCTGCGGGAGTAGGACTTTGCATTTATCATAATCGGCTTGTGACTTATTGTGATTATAATAACGTATCACTTGGATATGCGAGTGCAGTAGGCGAACCCGAAGCTATCAATCAGATTGATGGAGTATTATTGATGCCGCCCGATGGTAATCCAATTACCAATGCGGCAGAGATGAGAGATGTTCTTTATTTCTTTAAGCGCAATAAGACGGGTTCATTCGTAGATAATGGTCAGGAACCGGCTTTCTGGCCCTATTCTGGTGTTGATAATGCTATGGGCTGTGGAGTTCATGGTATTGCAACAGTAGTAGATGCAGGGTCATCGAATATTGACTATTTAATTGTATCGGCTTACAAGGGTGTTACACTGTTTAATGGCCGATATATTCTTCCTGAATTGTCATGGAAGATTCAAACCACTTGGCTTGCTCAGGAATTCAAAACTAAGAATCGTATCATTCAGATGGTGAATGATTCAGTCAATCAGTTACTATACATCGTAATGACTGACCGAACAGTAATGTTTGGTAACTATGCTAATGGATTCGACCCTAAGAGCATTCGTTGGTGTCCGTGGACTTTCAAGCTTACGGACGTGAATCCTATCTATGTAAACACTCTGGCCCTTGTTAATGTAAGTGAACTCATCTTTGGATGTGACCAGGTGTAACCATGTCACTTGTAGTTCCCGATGCAGCGGAAGTTCGATTCTTACAGTTAATTCTCAACCTGAATATGACAATCAGGTTGTTTGGGAATAATGCTACTCCTGGTCCATTAAGTGTAGCTGGTGATTTCAACGAGATTGCAGGTGGCGGATATGCCAATAAGCCTATTGTATTTGCAAATTGGTCATTTACAGCTAATGCTCCGTCATATGGATTATATCCTAAGCAATCATGGACATTTACTGGAGCTATCAATGCTCCGGGAACAATCTATGGATATTTCATTACACGAGATTCCGATGGTTTGTTGATGTGGGCTGAGAGATTTCCGCCCGCTGCTGTTCCCTTTACTCCTATTGTTGGTAGCTTGGTTGAAGTTACTCCTAAATTTACAGGAAGCAGCGTATTCTAATGTATACTGCCTATGTTAATTACATAATCTGGTTCGCTGACCTAGCAGAATATAATGCTGCTGTGGTTACAGCCGGAGGTAACGGTTATGGGCATTGTCCGTTAGCTGCTGCTACTGAATTTGGAATCGCTTGGCCCTTAGTAGGGGGTGGACCTCTTACTGGAACTAAAGGTATTTACGGAACAATGCCTTATGGTATTCCAGCTTCTCCAGGTCCAGGTATTGAAATTCAGCATCCTAATGCTTCATCTGCATTTCTAAAGAGTGACTTAGATAGCGTAATTGTTCCGGGTCAGGGTGCAGTTCCTCCTTCTGGTCTTATAACTCCAGGGGAGGATATGAATCTGGTTTGGTGGGGTAATATTACCTACTCTCCAAATGAAGTAGCTGGTGCTCCTCCTATTACTCCTATGCCACAGCGTAGGTGGATTACTGGATTTGGACATCTCAATACTGACCATGAATTAGGAACAGGATTTACTGCTTCAGGGGGTAGAGCTTCATCCCGAACAATGGATGGACTGGGATTAAGTATTGTAGGAGCAAATCAGGCTGCCTTTGGGGGTATGACTAGAAGTGTAGATACCTATAGACCGGGACTTACTCCTAAGACTTCATGGGAACGTCTTTATATTCGTATTAAAGCTACTCCTGCTGCTGATTTTAGATTTTGGAGATTTCACACTACTATTAATGCTCTCAACGGAGGGTCATTAAGTGTTACTCCTGCTGGAGAACTTATTGTTGAAAGTATTGCGGGAACTGGTGTAGCTACAATTCTCGGAACTACTCCAGCTTTAATCTTAAATAAGTGGTATCTTTTGGATACTCTACTGACTCTACCAACTCTCGCAGTAGATATTGGAAGACTTAGAGTTTATATTAATCATGTTCTTGCAATAGATGGAACTAATGATAGTGGAACTGGTATTGATTTTCTATCTACTCATACTTTTACTGAAGTTGGCGATTTAAGTGCGGGTGATGCTGATATTATCCTTGATATCGGTGATTGGATGTGTGCGGATGTTCCTAATAATGGAGGAGTAGAATCTCTTGATAGTATTGACTGGCTACTTGGAACTCATATCCGAGCAAGTAACATACTTTCAGGGAATATGGGAACTTTTACTGGAGATATTGGATTTGCAAACCAATTTAATGACCCTGAAAATTCTTTAGGTGCAACTCCTACTTCTGCAACTGCTTTAGATACAGTTGAGGGATTGACAGATTTAGATGAATCCGTAGCATATTCTTCTGGAACACCTCTAGGCATAGCATCTATCGCTTCTGGATGTATGTGTAAAATTGCATCTGGAGCAGTTGCCTGTAGAATTGGATATAAACTTGCTGGGGGAGCTACTGTTTGGGCTAACGTAACTCCTTCTACTGTTCCGGGGTGGAGATATAACTACTATAATCCTTCTGGATTAACTTTACCTGCTGTTGCTGCTCCTTTTAGTGTATTATTTGAAAAAGCTAACAATGCAGTTCTTACTACCCTATATGCGCTAGGAGCATTAGTTGAATATGTTGGTGCTTGGGGAGTAGAAGATGACCCTACTTTTCCTAATTTTTCTAATATAGGTAATCTTCATAATGCTAGATTTGCAAATTCCCTGTGGGGGTATCCTCAACTTGGACCTCTTTCTGCTGATGTATATGCTATTGGGGGAACCTATGTAGGAAACGGAACTACTAAGGATATCAATTTACCCGGTCCAACAGGATTTATTTGGATTCGTGCTCTAACTGGAGGTTCATTAGGTATTAAATACCTTGGGCCTCATGTAGATACTCATAATGGTTTGAGACAACAGTCTCTTCCCAATCTTTTAGTTAGAATTTGGGTAGATAATACTGGACAATATAAATTTACAGTTACAGGCACAAATGCTGAGAACAATGCGAATGGAGTTACTTATCAATATATTGCATTCTGTGACCCTGGAATGAGATTTAATGCTACCGGAACATTTAATGTTCCCTTTTCTCATGCTTCAGAGGTCGTTCCTCTTTATTTAACTGATTTTACTCCACAAGCAGCTTTTACTGTTCCTGATTATTTATTGAATGGTATTACGACTGCTATAATGAAGTATAAGGGTCCAGGCCAAGCTGGAGATACTGGTGCTAATTTAGCAGGTTCAGCTTATGCAAATTGGGGAAATTTTGCGTTAGGGTCAATTAACGTATTAGCAGATAACATTATAAATATCGCATCACAGCAAATCTATAGTGCATGGAGAATGATTGACCCTAGTGGATACCTCATGGTCCAGCTTACTGGATATGTAGGAGATGGATTAGGAGTTAGAATAATTCCTCTTCCTTTTGCTTCGGGTAGATTCCCCCTATTTGCATTAGTAGTTACTAGAGCTACAACGGCAGCATGGTTTCGTGACCCCTCTCATGCTGGTAATGATAGTTCAAATGCTCAGACTCTTGCAATAGGTGTAACTTCAATAGTTGGTGGAGGAGTTGACCAGATTGTTGTAGGAAATACTCTTAATGGTCTTGGTGCAATCTATGATGTATTCGTAATAATGGGAGATTCGGCAGGATGGAACAATGGAGTATGGACTCCTCCCTCCACTGTAACTCCCGGTGTTTGGAGTGAGCCTCCATATGTTCCTGGTAATCTTCCAATTATCACTGGTGATGGTGGAATGAACTTCAATGGTGAAGCTCCACTATTAGCAGTTGAGGATTTGTCGGGAATTTATACGTTAGTTCCAAATAAGCGAAGTGATACCATATATACCGGAATTGGTAGTGCTACGATTGATGTAAAGTTCCCGAATCCAACCTATAAGACAGGATACGTCGGTGGCTAAGAAGAATCAGGGCGGAGAATTTGAACATCATGTTGTAGGAGTCCGTATGCGTGTTGTAGGGTCTGGAAATATGGACCTCGCACTTGCGGATTTAGACGATATTCAGGTTCAAACTCTCGTTCCAATCGTTATGGCTGCGACGACACGAATTGAGCCATTTAGATTGTCCAATTTGCAGTCACAGCGTATTAGACTTGTTGGACAAGTCACTGAAATCAATGAATGGTTCCAAATTCAGCGAATTCTGATATATGCTAAGCCCGTTGCTCAGGAATATCCAGCATAATGGCTATAACTCTTGATAGGCTGAAATCTCAGCTATTAACTTCGGGGCTACAACAGGAAAATATCGCTCTATTTCAGGTAATTAATCAGTTAATTGATTTTTTGCGTGGCGAAATGACTGCTACGCAAGGTGCAATAAGTGGAGGCGGTGGTGGTGGAGGGGGAGTCGGACTATTAGGAGCTACTTATCTTACTAAAAATAAGGAAATTTTGCTCCCTAATTCTTTGCAGACTCTACCAGGTGAAGGAATACAGTTCAATGATGCTAATGGCAGGCGGATTATCTCTACTGCTTTTCCTTATCTACCTGATAGTGGTGGAGATGGAGAAGAAGGGCCACCAGGACCACCGGGAAGAATAGGTATTGATGGTGCTACTGGTGTAGATGGTATTCCTGGTTCTCAAGGAATGGATGGGTTTGAGGGTGAAATAGGAGAATGGGGAATACCTGGTCCAATGGGTTCACAGGGACCAGTTGGGGGTAATTCAGGTAGAGTATTCTGGTTAGATATTACTGATGCTTCTGATATTGCAGGCTATAAAAAGGCACTAATTGCACCTTCTCCTAATGCAGAAGCTACAAATGTTCAGGTATGTGCTTTAACAACAGATAATTTAATAGCTTCATTTGTTACTGAACCTGGAATTCCAGGTGTTCATTCAATTCCGGCAGGAGGAGCATTTAGACATATTCATGGTGAAGTTACTACAGTAGGTGGGTTTGCAAGATACTTAGTAGAACTATATTATTGTAATTCAGATGGAACGGGTGAAACTCTTGTTGGCTCATCTTATTCTCCTACATTTGCCGCAGGTGGTGTAATAGAAGAAATAAATTGGGACTTATATTCATCTGTTCCAACTTTAATTGGAATAACTCAGCGACTTGTATTTAAGCTATATATTGCTAGAGTTGCCGGACCGGCTAATATTAATGTAACTACTTACTTTGAGGGGACTGTTCAACCTTCTTATTTAGGCTCCACAGTAGCAGGTGGAACTGTTGGACCAGAAGGACCAATAGGACCAATGGGACCACCTGGATTAGCAATTCCAGCATTTGAGCCAGAAGAACCAGAACATCCATTTATTATTCCTGGTCCTATGGGTCCGGCTGGTAGTAGTGGAAGTTCTGATTGGGATATTGTTAAAGTAAAGGTGGGTAATGATACTGTTAATAATAGCGTAGTATTGGTGGATGATAGTGAACTTATAACTGCATTAGCACTTAATTCTAGTTATTATGGTGAATGGGCTATTATCTATAGTGGTAATAATGCTACAGGCGATTATCAGTTTACATTTAGAATGGGCGGAAACGTTACAATTACTGCACAATTTAAGTTGTATGTATTATATTCTGCTCTGGCTTTAGGAGCTACTGCATCGGCATTTGTTAGTGCAAATGCTGGTGTTAATGCTGTATGTCCTACGCCCTCTGTGGGATTAGGAACTGATGCTGCTGATAGTAAAATACTTCATACTGGCTATTTTGTTATTCAAACTCCTGCTGCATGGGCTGGAGATGGTAATCTAGCTTATCAGTTTGCTCTAAATGCTGCTGCTGTGGGTCGTATTGTCACTACTTATGCAGGTTCATATTTTAGGCTTAAGAAATTAGCTTAGGAGATAACAATGGCTAGAATCGCTAAGAGACTTGCAGGACCAGCTCTAATTAGTAACGCTGCTGCAACGAAGTATACTGTTCCAGCAGTTACTAAGACTATTGTTCGTCATGTTCACGTTGAGAATCCTACTGGTGCAGCGGTTACATTCACCATGTCTATTGGTGCTGATGCTGCTGGCACTAGACTATTTGATGCCTACATTATTGCTGCGGGTGCTGTGCTTGACCATTTCTGTTACTATGTTCTTGAGGCAGCAGAGATTATCCAAGCACTCGCGGGGACTAACAACGTGATGACTCTTACTATTGATGGGGACGAAATCGTCCTTGGGTGAGGATATGCTTATTTTCAAGGGTTTACCTGGAACTACTGACCCTTATGTTAAGATAATGCTTTTCAATTCTCCAACGATTCAACTCTTTGAGTTGTTGGATAAATGGAGCCTTATCAGCAAAAAGAATGTTATTATTAATGCTATAGACAATGGCACACATGGCCCAAATACCCTTCATGGACTCTCTCTTGCATGGGATTTAGGCATTGAAGGTCATCAACTTATGGATTTTCAACTATTAGGTGGTTTTCTAAAGGTGAGGCTGCCCCTACCCTATGAAATTGTAATAGAATCAGACCATGTTCATGTAGAATGGGATACCCATAGGGGACGATAAGTTGATAAATAAGGCTAGGGCACTTAAACCTGAAGATTTAGAGAAAATCAAAGAATTTCAGCAGAAATTCTACCCTGATTATCCTCTGCCTGACTTCGCGCATGACCATTATTGTGCATTTGTAGTAGAAGATGATGAAAATAAAATAGTATTGGTAGCAGGGCTTCGACCAACTGCTGAAATACTATTATTCGCTGATAAGGGTAGGAGTCCAATTACGATTGTTCAGGCGTTACTTGAAGCAAAGAACGCTTCTCTGTATGTTGGAAAGAGATTTGGACTAAATGAACTAGTAGCATATGTCGAAGGAGACGATACCTTCGCTAAGGGCTTAATTAAACATGGATTCTATCCTCGCAGCTCAGCCTTCTCAATAAAGGTGCCACATGGGTGATAAGAACAAGGAACGCAATAGCCAACTTGTTGGAGTTGGTAATACTGCGGGGAATTGGTATAACAGCCTGATGAGTGACCAGACTCCTCTTGAAAAGGAGTATATTCCACAAAGTCAAGATATGTGGAATACTTATCAGACTGGCAAGGGTATGAATCTTGCCGATTATAGCAATATAATGGGCGGATATCAGAACTTTGGCAACCAGATTTCTCAGCAGGGTCCAACTAAGTTTGGATTTGAGAGAGTTACTGCTAATAATCCTAAGGAACAGCAAGAAGCATATGGGTATATGCGTGAAGCTGCACCAGGATATAGTGAATTTGCCCGAACTGGTGGATATTCACCTACTGACATTCAAGAACTCCGAGCGCGTGGTGTATCTCCGATACGCTCTGCGTATGGAAACACCATGATGGAATTGAATAGAGCACGCGTATTAGGTGGAAGTGGTGGCGCTCCTAATTATATCGCTGCTGCTAGTAAAGCTCAGAGAGAAATGCCAGGTCAAATGGCTGATGCTATGACTGGCGTAAATGCTCAACTTGCACAGGATATTAGACAAGGTAGACTTGCTGGACTATCAGGATTAACTGGTATTGGCAGCACAATGGGTGGCCTAGCTAGTCAAGATGCTGGTAGAATGTTGCAAGCTGGAATGGCTAACCAGAACGCTGATTTGCAAGCACAACAGCTTTCTGAACAGTCTTTGCAGGCTTTGCGTGGTCTACAGTTGGATGCACTTAGAGGTCAAACTAGTCTATATGGAACTACTCCAGGTCTTGCATCTACATTTGGTAATCAGGCACTAGACGCATATCGTAATAGAATTTCTCTTGAACAGTTGCGTAATCAAACTGGTCTGGATTTGCTTGGTAAGCAGATTAGTGCATATGGTGGACAAGAACCTAGTGAACCATGGTGGAAACAGGCTCTAGGTATGGCTGGTTCTGCTATGAATATGTTAGGTCAACCTAAGACTCCTACTACTATGGGTCCGTCAGGTTCTACACCAATGGGATATAATACTCCTAATAATTTGGGAGGACAATCATTCCAGGGCTATCAGCCTACAATGCCCTCTGCACCCTCTGGGAACTATAATCCTCAGACTTCTGGTAGAGTTGTGGGATATACTGACCCTGAAACGGGAATGTATTATCCACCTGATTCTGGAAGTTATGGTAATCCTTATAGTAATCCATATGATACTTGGAATGACCCCTACTTGAATCCTAATCTTGGAAACTATTTTGGTGGTGGTTATGACCAAGGTGGTTACTATGAACCATCGAGTCCAGGTTCTTTTGGTGGATGGGCAGATGACCCTTGGTATGGATATAACTTTGGACCTGAATATTCTGGTGGTAACAATTATGGTAATCCCTGGGAATGGGGTAGTAATGTAGGTTCTTGGTAAGGACACGAAAATGCCTAACTTTCTTGAGTATTTGAGACAGCAGAACATTTTCGGTCGTCCCCCTATGATTGGGAATGACCTACCACAACAGGGTGGAATTACTGGACGTATGCCTTATGACCCTAATGTTTCTGCTATGGGTATGCAATTTCCAGGTATCGAGGCTACTCCTCCTCCTATGAATATTCCAGGAACTCTAGGTGTAGGACAGGAACCTGACCCACGTATACAACCAATGTTTAGTGTTGGTCCTTATGAGCCTCAACAATTTGATTTGCGTAGTTCAGAAGTGGATATGCCCACTCCAGGTCAGGGTATTCCTAGTGTAGATGCTGGTCAGAGAATGAGGGAACTATACAATCCTTCAGATGATGCAAGTCGTAGATTTGAAGAAGCTATTGGTCAGTATCCACAACAGAAGCGTCCAGGTTGGTTACAGGGCATTGGTTCACTATTGCAGGAATTCGCGTATGGTCCTAATGTTGCTGATAGGACTCGTCAGAAATGGAGAGAAGAACCTATTGAGGACTGGAAGAATAAGATTGGACCTATGCAGCAGGCTGCAACTAACGAAAGATATCAGAATGTAAATGACCGGACAATGGCTTACAATCAGATGTCTATTGAACTACGTGAACAGGCACAATTAGCTAAAGAAAGAAATGATGAACGTAAAGCTGCTATTCAACAGCAACGTGCTGATATATACGCATTTAAGGCTATGCACCCTAACTTTAAGTTCTTAATGCCTAAAGGTGGAAATGTTCAGGCTATGGACCCTGCTACTGGTCAGGCTCATGATACTGGTATTCCTACTGGTAGTATGACTCAGCTAGACCAGATGTGGTTGACACAAGAACAGGCATTAGAGAGAATCAGTGCTACTGGTGAAGAAGCTAGAGAGACTGAAGGTGTTAGACAGACTGGTAGGATGGAAGTTGTTACAGAACGGGGTAAACAGGCTAGGGATACTAAAGCTACTCCTTCAGGTAGTGCTACTGGTAAGGATTTGCTTCCTACACAGAAGAAAGTTGAGGAATTTAGGAGAGCAAGAGAATTAGCAAATACTAGACCAGACCTCGCACCTTTCATTAAGCTTGGGTCTGCTAATGAGTATGACCTTGTAAAACCTAATCCTGGCGCGTGGACCCAACATGGTAAAGGACCAACTCCACAACAGTATTCTGATATGGTTAATGCTGTCTATGGTTCAGCAGTAGGTGGTAGAAATGCTGGTGCTGGACCTGGACCTAAAGCTATCACTAGTTATAAAGGGACAGTAAAAGTTAGAAGTAAAACTGATTCTACTAAAACTGGCACATTCCAGGGAACAGAGGCAGAAGCTATTGCAGCGGGATACCAAGTGGTGAAGTAAAATGCCTCAACAGTCTGTTCAAGAAGACCCTCGTTTTACTCCTGATATACAGGAAGATGAAAGATTCATACCTGATGAACCAGAACCATCTTTAGGGAAACGTGTATGGGATTTTGCCACTACACCTATTACGACAATTCCTTCTGATATTGGTAAATCAATAGCAGATTGGTATACAGAACCTACATTAGCTAATTCACCTACAGGTGAAGGTGGACTCTATGATAGATTAGCTATTTTATCCGCACAGGCGCGAGGATTTTTGGGGGGTGCAGTCGAAGGTGTAGGTAATCTAGCATCTGAAATGACTTCACCTTTGAATCTTGCTACAATGGGAGCATTTGGGGGAGAATCTGCTGCTATTAGGAGAGGACTTCCGGAAGTAGGTAAGGCTCTCAAATGGACAGGTAAAGGTTTATCAGCCCCATTTGCTTATCAAGGTGGTTCTAAAGTCATAGACCCTGAAAGTAGCTTATCTGAAAGGGGTATGGGTTTAGCAGAACTGGCTGGAGGCATGGCCGGAATGCTTCATCCGGGAGTTGGGCCTAGAAGGGGTCCAGCGCCTCCACAAATGCCCGCCATTGAACCCGAAATGCCCCTTAGACCTCCAGTGGCCCCCCAAGTTGCGGAGCCTGTAGCGGGAAGGCCGGCTCCTAATATTAAGGGTTTTGAAGATGTATCTGGTCCTACTGGATTACAAGCTAATCTAACTACAGTAGAGGGTATTCAACAGGCATTCAAAGCCGGTAAAATTAGTCGAGATAATGCCCTTAAACTGATGCAGAAAATTCATAGAGAAGAATTAAAAGCTGCTCAGGCTGCTAAACCTATTGAGAGAGTAGACCCAGAAACGGGTGAAGTTACTGAGGTATATCCTGAAAATCCGGCTGCTCCAAAACCTGCTACAAAAGTGCAGGAAATTGTTGATTCAATAGAATCTGGTGAAGTTAAGAATGTAGCAGAACTTCAGGGTAAACTTGGTATATCCTTTAATGAAACTAAAGTTCTATGGTATGAAGCCAAAGAACGGATTAGGGCTGCTAAAGAGGCGGCTGTTTCTACAGTTCAGGAAACTGTTAAACCTCTTTCTGAAAAGACCGTTGCGGTTAGTATGGGAGATAGGGGAACTTGGATTAGTCCGGGGACTAAAGCAGAATATGAGTATTTAACTAATATAAAGCGCGCTCAAGAAGGTAAACCGCCTCTTGAGGGTAGCATGGAATTGACAGATGCCCAAAAATCAGAATTTCATAATAAATTCTTTAAGCGTCAACAAATTCCTGGTGAAGCTCCTCCTCCAGTAGAACCCATCCCTGTCCAAACAGAAGGATTGACTTATCTTATTAAGCAGGGTGATGCTAGTGCTGAACTTGTTAAGAAGGCTCGTGACCAGGGCTATAAGTTTGTAGGATTGAATGATAGGGGAGATTTCAAATTCAAGAAAACTGACCCTAACATTCCTGATATTCCTCCCACTGGACCACTTAATCAACTACCTACTCCTAAGGGACTAGGAGATGTAATTAAGGCTATTCCACGCGATACTGGGGATGAAGTATTAAATTCTATGGTCGCTAGTCTACGGGCTATGAGGAGAAGAAAGGGAATAGAGCCATTTAATCCACGCGAAACTAATGCCTATAATGGTTTAATGACCCAGATTCAGAATCATCCTGCTCTACCCCCAGAATTGAAGGCTAAATGGGATAAGATTGTTCCCTCTGCTAAAGAAGGAATGATACACAGACTTATTAAGAATGAGAAGGGTGAATTAGTTATTCGTCAGGAGAAAGAAAACGTATCATGGGAACCTAAAGACCCCTCGCCATTATTTCCAGGTCTTACTAATCTTGAAGCGGATGAATTTTCTAGAATTATTCAGTCTCAAGCTACAGGAAACTTCTTAGGTGGAAAAGCAAAACAAGTTAGAGGAAATGAATTAGCAGCTAAGATTACCGATAAAAATCTAGTTCCTCCTGATTTTATTACTCGACTCAAAAGTGAAAAGGGCGAACTAGTCGTTCATCGAGAAATGGGAAAACCTGGGGATGTTCCCATTGGTAGAGTTGTAATTGTAGCTACTAAGAAGGCTACTCCTAGTTATCTCAAGAATCTAATGAATGAAGGATTCGAGTTTATTGGAGAGAATGATAGGGGACAGTTGAGATTTCGAAAGACTAAAGAAAGGGCTGAAACTCCCCTTCTTGAAGAAGATGTCCTACCCACAAAGAAAGAAAAGGGAAAACCAGATACAGAAATAGGAATGCCCAGACAGATTTATGACCTTTCGCGTGGTTTAATGTCAGTAGACCCTCCTTTTGTTACGTCTGCTGCATTTAGACAGGCTATGCCCTGGGTAGGCACAAAGAACTGGTTTAAGTCCTGGAAATCTGCTGCTCAAGCATTTGGTGAAAAAGCATGGTATGATGCGAGGATGAAGCAGATTCAGGAAAGTCCTCTATTTAAAGAAAGAAAACTGCCAGATGGTAAAATTGCTAAGTCATTTGCAGAGGAAATTGGTATCCGAATGACTGATTTGAAGGATACCAGAAGCACTAGAATGGAAGGTATTAAATCGCAACTAGCTGAGAGACTACCAGGTGTAGGTAGATATGTTGCTGCTAGTAATAGGGCATTCTCTGCGTTCCTAAATGACTTGAGATTTAGCCAACTTGAAGCCTTTGTTAAGGATAGTAAGATTCTTGCTAAGGTTCATAATGACCCTAAGCTAGACTTGACCTTGAACATTCCATTGGCTAAGGAATATGCACAATTCCTAAATGATACTACAGGTGCAGCAACTCTAAAGACAGGTATTGGTAGTCACCAGTATAGTCTGGAAATGCACGCACAGAAACTGGCTGATGTGTTCTTTAGTCCTAGATTGATGGCTTCTAGAATTAGAATGCTAAATCTATCTACCTATGTAATGGCTAATCCGGCAGTTAGAAAACAGTATGTCCACGCGATGCTTAGGACTGTTGCTGCTTGGTGGGGTATGGCTCAACTGGCTAAAATGGCAGGAGCTGAAGTAAGCACCGACCCTAATAATCCTGATTTTGGAAAGATTAAAATTGGAGATACTAGACTAGACCCTGGTGCGGGATTCCAACAGTTTCTAGTATTGGGTAGCCGTATTAAGCCTGATTCTTGGCATCTACCTATTGAACCTACCGATACTGGTATCATGCCATTAGACTTGGCTACTGGATATCTAGGAACACCTGGGGGTCAGTATG